CGCATCGTGTTCAACCTCGCGCAACAGATGGCCCGCACCGACCCGCAGTTCCGGCAGAAGTTCGGCGTGGTCATCGCCGCGCACGCGATCGTGCAGGAAGCAACGGCCAGCGTCTTCCGCCCGCTCTCGCGCGATGCGCAAGCGCTCGACGGCTTGAACGTGCACCTCGCCGTGCTCGACGAGCTTGCCGCGCACAAGACGCGCGAGGTGCACGACGTGCTGGTGACGGCCACCGGCAAGCGCGCGCAACCGCTCGTCTTCTCGATCACGACCGCCGGCTCTAACCAGTCCGGCATCGGGTTCGAGCAATGGAAATACGCGCTCCGCGTGCTGCGCCAGGAGACGGACGACGAAGCATTCTTCGGGATCATCTACACCGTCGATGATTCCGACGACTGGCAGGACCCCGCCTCATGGGCGAAGGCGAACCCTAACTTCGGTTCCTCCGTCAATCCCGAGGTCATCGCCAATCTCGCGCACCGGGCTTCACAGATCGCCAGCCAACAGACGGCGTTCAAACAGAAGCACCTGAACGTCTGGACCAACGCCTCCGTGGCGTGGATGAACATGTTGCAGTGGGACGCATGCGCCGCGCCGGAGATGAGCGAAAGCGATTTCACGGGCGAGGAGTGCATCCTCGGGTTAGACCTCGCTGCGAAGATCGACCTAGCGGCGGCGGTGAAGCTCTTCGCGCGCGACATCGACGGCGTGACGCACTACTACGCCTTCGCCCGCTTCTATCTTCCCGAGGCTGCCATCCTCGACGGCCGCAACGCGAGCTACGGGACCTGGGAGGCGGACAACTGGATCACCTCGACGCCCGGCGAGGTCACGGATTTCGAGCGGATCGAGCACGACATCTACGCCGATGCTGGCCGGCACGTGATCGTGGACGTGGCCTACGACCCCTGGCAGGCGTTGAAGCTCGCGAGCGATCTCGCCGCGAAGGACATTCCGGTGATCGAGTACCGCCCGACCGTCGCTAACTTCTCGCCGGCCATGAAGGAAATTGACGCGCTGGTGCGCCAGGGCCGGTTCCACCACGACGGCAACCCGGTGCTGCGCTGGAACGTCGGGTGCGTGGAGGTCATGGAAGACTTCAAGGGGAACATTTTCCCGAGGAAGGATCGCGACGACCCGGCGCAGAAGATCGACGGGCTTGTGGCGCTCCTCATGGCGATGGGCCGGCGGATCAGCCTCGAAGCCGCGCCGGCTCCCGAGCCCTCGCTGACGTTCGTTTGATCGATACTCCGCGAAGTTCTGGCGCGACTCCGGCAAGCCGGCGCGATACCGCACGAAGTTAGAGCGATGTTGTTTCCCGTGGAACATTGACGATGTTCCACGCGCGGCCTACCTTCCCGCGCAATTCAAGCCGGCGACGGTCTTCCGGTCCGGGTGCATGAGGAACTTCAATGCATCACCGTGCCTCCGTTGAAGCTCGCCAGCGCCCGCCCAAGCCGGAGCGCATCCGCGTCCCGAAGCCGGCTCCCGCTCCCCCGCGATAGATAGACCCCGACCCCCGTGCGGGCGACGGTTTTCCGGTCCCGCGCTTCCCTTCCGAGGTGGCGCGATGGAACGAAAGCAAGTGACCGGCGTGAAGCTCTTCGTCGAGCGGGCCACCGAGCTCGAGAACGAAGACGACCGCACCATCCGCTTCGTCGCGAGCGACGAGACCGTGGACCGCTACGGCGACGTAATCAGCGCGGACGGCTGGCAGCTAGCTAACTTTCGCAAGAACCCGATTTTCCTGTGGGGCCACGACTACGACCGGCCGATCGGCCGGGTGGTCAAGGTCGGCGTCGAAGACGGCCGGCTCATGGCTTCCGCGAAGCTCGCCGCGCAAGGCGCGAGCGAATTCGTGGACGGGCTGTGGGCGCTCATCAAGGAAAAAATCATTCGCGCGGTGAGCGTCGGCTTCACCGTCGATTCCGACAAGGACTACGAATACATCCGCGACGAGGAAGAGCGAGTGACCGGGCTGCACTTCTTGCGCCAGGAGTTGCTAGAGATTTCCCTCGTTGCCGTGCCCGCGAACCCCTCGGCCTTGCTGGTCGCGCGCGGGTTGAAGCTCTCCCCCGATCTCATCCAGCGAGCTTTGCGCCCGGACGCGTCAGTCCTGCAAGCGCAACAGAACTACCAGCGCCGACTACGCGCCCTGGCTCTCGCCGGCATCCATGCGACCGCGCCGCGTTAGGCCGCCTAACCACTCAATTTCCCGGAGTTTCCTCCCATGAAAAAGGTATCCGAACGAATCGAAGAGCACGTCAAGCAGCGCGCCGCGAAGGCTGCCGCGCTTGCCGAATTGCTCGAAAAGTCCGAGAAGGAAGGCCGCGCGTTGGACGATAACGAGCGGAAGGCCTTCGACGAGATCGAAGGACAGGTGAAGGAGATCGACGAAACGATTTCCCGCCTCAAGGTCCACGAAGCGCTGGTGGCGCGCGCCGCCACGCCGATCATTGCCACGCCGAAGAACCCGGCGCTGGCGAAGGGAATCGGCATGGCACGTATGTGCCAACTCATCATGGCGTCGCAGGGCAACGACGAGACCGCGCGCCGCATGGCCGCGCAGCACTTCCCGGACGCACCGGACCTCGCGCGGCTCTTCGAAGGCCGAGCCTCCGGCGTGATCCAGAAGGCCGCGACGACGGCCGCCACCACGACCGACCCGGCGTGGGCTGGCGCGCTCGTCTACCAGAACACGCTGTCGGGCGAACTCATCGAATTGGTGCGGGCCGAGTCGATCCTCGGCCAGTTGAGCGCGCTGCGCTCGGTGCCCTTCAACGTGCGTATCCCGCGCGAGACGGCCGTCATCGGCTCGGCCGCGTGGGTCGGCGAAGGCCTGAGCAAGCCGGTCGGCAAGGGCGGCTACGACTTCGTGACGATTCCGTTCACGAAAGCCGCGCTCATCGTGGCGTTCACCGAGGAGTTAGCCCGCTTCTCCGACCCCTCCGCCGAAGCGCTGTTGCGCGACGGGCTGGTGCTGGCGATCTCGGAATTCCTCGACAAAGCGTTCATCTCGGCCACCGCGCCGGTCGCGGGCGTGTCTCCTGGCGGCATCCTCAACGGGATTCCGGCGGGAATGACTTTCCCCTCGGCTGGCAACACGGTGCAGGCGATGCAGTACGACATCGCGCACGCCGTGTCGCTCCTCAACGGCACGAACGGTGCGCGCTCGCCCGCGTGGATCATGAACCCGGTGAACAAGATCGCGTTGAGCTTCCAGTTGAACGCGTTCGGCCAGCCGCAGTTCCCGAGCCTCGCGGCGAACGGCACCCTCGCCGGCTACCCGGTGGTGACCTCGGCTTTCGTGCCGGCGGACATCATCGTGCTGGTCGATCAGTACAAGATTCTCCACGCGGCGGACAACACCGTGCGAGTCGATAGCTCGCGCGAAGCGTCGTTGCAGTTAGACACTGCGCCGGCCACTCCGCCGACCCCGCTGATCTCACTGTTCCAACAGAACATGATCGCGCTGCGCGCGGAGAAGTTTGAATACTGGATGCGCGGCAGCGCCGACGCGGTGGTGACCATCACCGCCGTGGACTACGGTGCTGCGCCGGTCGTAGGTCCCTAACCGGGGATAGGGGAGCGCGGTGGCTGGTGCGCCACCGACACCGCGCTCCCCGAACTGGCGCGCCCCGTGAACCTTTTCGACCGCACCCTAGTTAGCCTCGTGCGCTGGCGCACGAAGGCGAACATGCAATCGCTGCCGGCTGCCCCTGGCGTCGGCGGCGATATCGGCAACCCTCTCCCGCCCTTCTCTCACGGCTACGTGCACGAGCCCTTCTCCGGCGCGTGGCAGATGAACCGCGAGTGCTTCGGGCCCTACGGAATCTTCTCGGCCGTCTATGCGTGCATTGCGATCATTAGCGGCGACCTCGCGAAGCTCCCACCGCGCATCCTCAAGCGCAACCCGGACGGCTCGAAGAGCGAGCACCCTAACCACCCGGCACAGCGCGTGCTGTGGTATCCGAACGCCTACCAGACGCGCGTGGACTTCTGGGGCCAATTCATGGCGTCGTGCCTCTTCACGGGGAACACGTACGTCCTCCTGATTCGCGACGAGCGCGGCGTCGTCTCGCAAATGCACATCCTCGACCCGCGCCGCGTGAGCGTGCTGGTCGGCGACGACGGCTCGGTCTTCTATCGGATCGGCCAGGAAAAGTTAGCCGAGCTACTCGAGCGCGACATCATTCCGGCGCGCGACATCATGCACCACCGGCTGTTGACGCTGACGCATCCGCTCGTCGGGATCACGCCGCTGTACGCGGCCGGCGTCTCCGCGATGACGGGCCAAACTATCCAGCAGAACAGCTACGCGTTCTTCGCGAACATGAGCCGCGCGTCCGGCGTGCTGACCGCGCCCGGGAAGATTTCCCCGGACCTCGCGACCCGGCTCAAGACCGAGTGGGACACCAACTTCAAGGGCGGACAGATGGGCCGCACCGCCGTCCTGGGTGAAGGCATGAAGTGGGAGCCGCTGACGATCAGCGCCGCCGACGCGCAGTTGATCGAACAACTTCGGTGGAGCGTGGAGGATGTCGCCCGCTGTTTTCGCGTGCCGTCCTACATGCTGACGGACGCGAGCAAGGTCTCGTTCAAGAACACCGAGCAGTTAGCGCGCAACTACTACAGCCAGACGTTGCAGTACCACATTGAGTCGATCGAGGCGCGAATCGATCAGGCGTTCGACCTCGCGGGCGATGTGTACGCGGAGTTCGATCTCACCGCCATGCTGCGTATGGAACTCGACGCGCGGATGACCGCGTATCGCGAGGGCATCCAATCGGGCGTGCTCACGATCAACGAGGCGCGCGCCATGGAAGAACTCAAGCCCATGGAAGGCGGCAACGAACCGCTGGTGCAGGCGCAGTACCGCCCGCTGTCGATGGCCGGCGAGCCGACCACACCGCCGCCGGCAACGCCGCCGGAGGAGCCAGCGCCGGGCGACGGCCAGGAGCCGCCGGCCGATGACAGCCAGGACGACGAAGTTGTGACCGAGGAACAGGCGACGCGCTGGCGCTTGCAAGCCACGGCGCGCGCGCTCGGGAGGCTCGCCGCATGAAGCCCGCCGACATGATCGCGCTGGTGACGGATGCCGTCACCGACGCTGTGCGAGATGCACTCCCGGCCATGATCGCCGCCGCGCTCGACGAACGGCTGGCGCTCAAGGTTTCGGACCGATTGATCGAGATCGACCGCGAGCTTTCGCGCCTCGCCGCCTTCGCGCCCGATCGCGAAGCGCTGGCGAAGCTCACGGGCGAAGTAGAAGCCCTCCACGCGGCGCTGGCGGCGGGCGCTGCCGCGCTGGCGGGCGAGATCGACGGGCGCATCTCCGCCGCGCTGGCGCGCTTGGTGCCCTCGCCCGGGCCGGCTGGACCTCCCGGCCCGGCGGGCGCGCCCGGCGCGGCTGGCCGCGACGCGAGCTTCGTCGTGCCGGTCCACTTCACGCCGGGATTGGCGGTGGAGCGCGGAGCGATCGTCCAGCATCGCGGCGGGCTTTGGTATGCCAACGCCGCGACGGCTGCGGAGCCCGGCTCTCCTGTCTCCGGCTACTCGCTGGTGCTCGACGGCTGCGAGCCGGCGCGATGCGAGCCGGACGAGGCTGGCGTCCTGGCGCTGGTGTTCCGCTTCGCGAGCGGCGTGGAGCGCTCCGTCTCGCTCGGCTTCCGGCCGCCGGCCTATGCCGGCGTCTTCGATCAGTCGCGCGAATACCGCGCCAACGATCTAACCACCTGCGAGGGCTCGCTGTGGCTCGCGCGCAAAGCCTCGACGGGCATCCGGCCCGGAACCGATGCGGGCGCGCTCGTTTGGACGCTGGTCGTGAAGCGCGGGAAGGACGGCCGCGACGGTGAACGCGGTCCGCCCGGAGAGCGCGGAGAGACTGGCCCGGCGGGCGCGTCCGCTCCCAAGCCGAAGAAACCGAACGGGGTGACGCAGTGAGCACGCCGACGCCGACCCCGCGCGCGATCCTCGGAGCGACCTATACGGGCACTTCGCCCTTCCCGACTCTCGATGAGGTCAAGGCAAAGCTCGGAATCGACGCGAGCGACACCAGCCAGGACGCGGCAATCACGCAAGCCGTGCTGTCCACGATCGCGATTGTCGAGAGCTACCTCGGCCGTGGCATCGCGAACGTGCAAGACGGCGTGCAGGATTTCGAGCCGATCGACACGCGCGACAAGCGGCTCTTCCTCTCGCGCTTCCCGGTGCAGGCCGTGACCAGCATCGACGTGGACGGCTCGCCGCTTTCTACGGGCTCCTGGCGCGTCTTCGCGCGACAGGGCGTGATCGAGTTGGGCGACGGCTGTTGCCATTGCTTCCCGCGCCACGGCTGCGAACGGCTGCCGCTGATTCACGTCGTCTACACGGCCGGCTATCCGGACGACGCATGGCCGACCGATCTCCTAGAAGCCGTGCTCATCGCCTTCTACGGGCGCTGGCCGACAGTTAGCGCCACGCCGCCTACCCCTGGCGCTTCGGCTCCGGTGCGCAGTTGGACGAGCGACGGGCTCTCGGTCGTCTACGCCGATCAATTCGTCGGCATGGGCTCGCGCCAGGACGAGGACGTAATCCCGCCCGATCTCCTCTCCGTCGCCGCGATCCTCGACCCGTATCGCGTGCGCTTCCTGCGAGGCGTCTAGATGTTCGCGCCCGTCCCACAGGCCGCAATCGGAGCGTGGCGTCAAGGCATGCAGGTCTTCGGCAAGCCGGTGGACTATTTCGAAAGCGGCAACGCGACCGGGCGCAGCGTGCGCGCGCGCGTGGTCTATCTATCCGCGCAGGAGCTTGCGAACTCAATCGAGTCCTATCCGATCCGCGTGACCGTGGACGCGCGGGACTTCACGGCTCGAGCGCCGCTCAAGGGCGACACCGTGGTGATCGATGACGCGCGGCGCGGCGTGATGTCGGTCGCGGAGACTCATCTCGGGGACACGCTCATCGCCTACAGGCTCGGGGTGCAGGGATGAGCAGCCAGCCGGTTAGAGAAGCGTTCCGTCAGAAGATCGCCGGCCTACTCGACGCCGAAGGGTTCGAGTTCTTCGAATCCGTCAACAAGGCCGAGAGTACGAAAGAACTGCCGCAGCGTTGGTACACGCTTGACTTCGCCGTTGCCGGCGACCAGCCGAAGTCGTTAGGCGTGCCGCGTCTCTTCCGCGAGGAAGGCACCGTCACCGTCCTGATCTTCACAGAGCAAAACATTCAAGACACCGACGCTGTGGCAGCCGCCGAAGTCATTCGCGCGGCCACGTGCAACTGGAATGCGCTGGCCGGGAATCTCCACGTGCAGCAAGCGGGCCCGCCGGCCGACATCTACGGCGGCGACTTCCGAGGCTCGTTCTATGGCGTGCAAGTGGACATCGGTTACAACTTTGATCGCATCGCATAGGAGTAGTTAGTCATGTCTGTTTCAGCGGATTTACTGCGGATCGCAATGGTCCGCGAAGCGACGCCGGGCGTGACTCCCGCGACCCCGGCGTTCCAGTTGTTGCGGGTCACGAGCGAATCGCTCGCCTACAACCCGGAGACCGCGCTCTCCAACGAGATCAACCCGTCACGGCAAGTTAGCGACTACATTGTCACGGGCGGGTCCAGTGGCGGCGACATCGCGTTCGAAATTTCGAGCAACCCCGGGTTCGAAATGATGTTAGAGGGTGTGCTCGCAAATCTGTGGGCCACCGACGAACTGTGGGTCGGAACGAAGCTCCTCACGCACACCGTGGAGAAGCGCTTCACCCTCGACGAGACGGACCCCGATCCCACCGCGCGCTACGAATACAACCGGCTGGTGCGCGGGCTGGTCGATTCGATGACGCTCACCTTTACCCCTGGCGGCGCGGCCACGGGCTCGGCCACATTCCTCGGTGGGCTCTTCTCGCGCGATAGCGCGGACATTGCCGGAGCGACCTACCTCGACCCGGGCAAGCTCCCGGTCATCGTCGGCGCGGGCATCTTGCCGGTCACGTTCACGATCGAGGGCACGGACTACACCGCGTGGTGCGTGTCTAACTTGGTAGTCAACTTCCGCAACAACGGCCGCGCAATCGCCTGTCTCGGCCAGGAGATGGCGAGCGAGGTCGTGCTCGGCCGCATGGAGTGCGAAATCACGGCCGAGGTCTACGTCAACAAGGAGACGCGCACGGCAATGGCCGCGTTCCTCGACAAAGAGGAAATTGCGTTTTCCTTCACGGCGAACGACGCGCAAGACAACAGCTACGAGTTCGACTTCTCGCGAGTGCGCGTCTCGGGCGCACAGGAGAATGCGACCGGCACGAATCAGGACGTGGTGCTCAATCTCACCATGCAAGCCCTGGTCGATACGGTGACCGTTGGCGGCGGCACGCCCACCGATGTCGAGACCTGCGTGCTCATCACGCGCACGCACACCACGACGCCGTGGCCGGAGGGTGCATGAGCGAAGAGTTAGAGGTGACGTTCGGCAATCTGGACGACTGGCGCACCGACGCCGAGAAGGAGCGGAATGGCGCGCCGCTCGAGCTTGGCGGCGGGCGCTCGATTCTGGTTAGACGCGCGAATGTCTACGACAAAGCCGTGCAGGCGGAATTCGCGAAGATCGACAACAAGAACACGCGACAGGTGCAGGCGATGTTCGCCCGGCGGTTCATCGCCGGATGGACGGGCATCCTCAACCCTGCCGGCGAGCCGGTGCCCTTTTCCGAAGCCGCGTGCATGGCGCTGTTCGCCTTCGCGCCGGATATCTGGGAGGAGGTCCAGCGCTTCGCCATGCTGCGCGCTAACTACCGATTGGCTGCAATCACGGAGGATCGTGAGGCGGTAAAACATTTCTCCGATGGCGAGAAGGCGCAGGAGCCTACAGCGAGCAATTGAGGGCGCTCGCCGCCGCCGGAGTGGACGTGCCGATGCTGCGCGATCGGCCCGAGTTGACGGACCTGCAACAGTTAGCGTTTTCGGCATGGAACGACTTAATGGGAGAGCGAGGGTACGCGGACGGCTTTATTGGGCCGCTTCGGTGGACTGCGCTCGTCGCGTGGTGCGATCGGTATCAGGTGGAGGACCCCGAGCGGCTAATAACTCTTGTGCAAACGATCGACTTGGAGTGGCTGAATGCAGTCCGTTCTACTCCCGCTCGGCCTAATTCCTCCCACCCGCGTCACCACCAAGCGCGACCAAATCGAACGGTGGATGGTCGAGGACAGTAAGACGCTGCGCGCGATGGCTCCCTACTGGGTGCGGCGCACGTCGAAGGAAGCACTCGCCGCCATCCTGGCGGCGGGCAACCCTCGGACCTACGTCACGCAGATTGACGGCCTAACGAGCGGCAGCGGGGCGTCGCTGCGCGGCCACGGCTTCCACTCCGGGACTATCGACCAAGCGAACGCCAGCGTGCGAATCCAGTTCATCGCGCGGCAGTTAGCCGACATCGCCAACCGGCTCTACCCGATCCTCCGCGACGTTGTGCTCGAAGTATTTCCCTACTCGCCCACGCGCCGGCTCTCGCGCAACTGGTCGTGGTGGGTGCAGCGCGACGCACACCTCAAGGGGAGCAACACCACGAGCGAATATCTCGGGAAGAAAGTCCCGGCCGACATCGGCATGTACGACGTGCTGTGGCTCATGCCGGACACCACGATCGCGAACAAGAAGGGCCGCAGCTACGCGTGGTCATCGCTGCGGAAAGGGATCAAGGCGGGCGGCACCATCGTGCGCCGCGTGCGCCAGGGAAAGAACAAGGGCCAGGACAAGGTTTTCAATCGCGACAAGGGCTGGCTCGCGCAAGCGACGAAGCGCATGCGCGGCCAGAAGATTCCCGGCGTGACCATTCAAGGCCGGTTCATTCGGCGCGCTAGCAACTC